TTAGTATTTGGATCTGCAGGATAATCAGCTACAGATATTGTTATTGTAGCATCACCTTGTAAAATTTTAAAGTTAGGCAAAAATCTTCTCATGGCTAAAAAGTATTCTGCTGCACCTTGATCTGTTTGTAAAGAAAAATCATATGATTGTATAAAAGATGTAAGTGTTGTAACACTACCATCTGGGTTTACTTGATCGGTCCCCGTTTCGTGTTCAAACAATACACTACTACCTAATCCTGTTTCACCAATTATACTAGGAAATGTTCCTGTGCCTGAACTGTTATACGCTGTTGCATAAGGTTTAGGATATACAAGTGAATCAATCCAAGTTGTTCTAATAGCATTAGTATTAACTCCTGTGTACCAGTTACCCATAGGTAAAGGGTTATTAGTTACACCATAATTGTAAACTACATATCTATTATTAAAAGCAGATCCTGATGTAGGATACCACCATGTAACTTCTGTAAACAAGTTGTTAATACCTGCACAAACTTGTTGTCCTTTTGTAGTATCAATATCATCATAAACATAATCTTCTACAGAACATGGTAATGTATTTACTGTACCATCAAATGAGAAAAAGCCATTAGTTCCCATCCAATATGCAACACCATCAATTTCAATTGCTGCATTCTTACCTATCAAACCACAGTTTGTACCTACTTGTTCAAAACCAAATGTAAATGGAGCTCCAACAAACTTCATAGTATATAAAGCGTTATCAGTCCAAACTAGAATGTTTTCTTTTGCAACTAATGCTCCCATAATTTTTGTACCATCTTGTAGTCTTTGAGAACCTGCTGTGTTTGTTGCTAAGATTGCATAATCATCTATATCTTCTTGTTCTGAAAATCTTATAAACATATCATCTTGTGTGGCTGTCGAACCAATAGTTGTTTCTGTTCCAAAGTGAATTAAGTGTCTTGTGGTAGGAGATATTAATGTAACTCTAGTTGCAGTAGGATTATTAGATGTAGAAAAACCAGATGTAGTTGTAGAAGCTCTTACACTTAGTCTTGCTGCATCGCCAGCATTCCATGTAAATGTTTTACCGTTTGCAATAGTTGCAACTAATACCTGTCCAAAATTACTTAAAGACCAAAGACCAGGTTCAAGTGTAATGGTAGCTGCATCAACTGCATCACCCCACCCACTAAACTCTGAAGCATTTGTAACTGTTGCACCATCACTGTGAGCTTGTCCTGTTGTTCCTGCTACTGCAGTTCCTTTTGCACCTCTAGTTATACCTGTTAAATCATTTGAACTTACTCCTGTGTAAGTTATTAATTCTGTTCCTACTGCAATTGTTCCACCACCTGTTGGAAAACCTGTGACTGATGTTAGGGTTATCGCTGTACCTGATCCTCCTGTACCAGCAGTGTCCGCGAGCAACGCTCCGTTTAAAGTTGTTGTTTGCGCACCTTGAACTGTACCGCCATATTGACTAATACCATAACCATAACCATAGGTTTGTGCAGCTGGACCCACTCTTTCGTAAGGTTTTAAATCTACACTACCACCTGATGCAGCTGAACCTGAACTAGTAAATGTAACTGTAAATGTTGTACTTGTCGGTGTTGTAATAACTTGAAATAATTTATCTTCAAAATCAGAAGCGTTTAGCCCTGTACCACCTGGTAAAGTTACGCTATCAAATAAAACAATATCACCTTCTTCTAAATTATGTGCAGCAGATGTAGTAATTGTTACTGTGGTTGTGCCATTAAAAGTAAATGTGGCTGATGAAATTGTAGTTGATAAAGGAGTAATATCAAATAATTGACCTTCAAAAAATAAAAGTAAAAATTTGTCTGTGCCGATTGCAATGTATCTATTGCCTTCTGTATCTACAAATGCATGTTGTTTTCTAGCAACACCAACCATTGAATTTGTTAAAAGAGATTGCCAACCACCAACTTTTTCTGGTAATCCATATCTCCATCTAACATTATCAGAGTCTGTCCAACGACCAATAGCGCCAACGCTAGTATCTTGTTTATCAACTCCAGGTGCGAATTTGATTTGAGTGAGAGCCATAAGTTACTCCCTAATCTGTATCAGTTTTGAATTGCCAGCCCTTATTAGAACCAGTGTAAAAAAGTGTGACTGATTGGTTGTTATTTGTAAGATCTACTGAAGCAGCTGTTCCCTGAATTTTATCTGAGCCGTTTGGTGCTACAGTGCATTTATTAGTTCCAAAACCATTTGATGCAGATACATCCATAATAACTATTTCATCACCTACTGCTCCCGCAGGTAAAGTAATTGTTACAATGTTAGCTACTGTGTCTACACCTATTTGATCTCCTGGAACTGCTGTGTATGCAGTTTTGTCTGCAGCTGTTACTGTTGTAAATCCTTTTTGTAACATACCTAATGATGTAGCTGGAACACTACCTCTAGAATAAACTAAAGCTGTTGCACCTTCGGGTAAAGGAACTTGTGTAGATGCGGACTGTCCTGTTGTTAATAAAGTTACAGTGTAACTGTCACCAGCTCCACCTCTAGTTGTTCCATCTTCTACAAAAAATACTCTGTTCGCATTACCACCTGTTGTTGATGCAGGCATAGCTAAACTTGCATTACCAGATAAAGTTCCTACAACTTTAATGTAAAGGTTTTTACCATTCGCGCTCGCCGATCCGTCAGCCAAGCTTAATGTAGTTGTACCAGTGCTTAAAGTTACTTCTACATAACCTGACACTGCTTGTTGTAATAATTGTAAATTAGTGTTTGTAATAGTTCCCCATAGACCAGCTTTTTCACCGGTTGCGACTAATTCTAATGATAAATCTGTTGAATAACTTGATGCCATATTAATAAGGTTTTATTGGTGTCCAAACCATTGTTGCTCCTGGTACTATGTCGTTCCACGTAATAACTCCTGGTTCTACTGTACCTAATGATAAAGCATTACCTGTAGGACTTATATTTGCGTCAGCAGTTATTGTAACATTACCTGTTGCTAACGTCAAGTCAACACCTGAAGGTAAAACATTTACATCAGTGCTGATAGTAACATTACCCAGATTTAAAGTTACTTGTGATCCTGTAACAGTGTGGTCCACATCTGTTCTAATGCTTAAAGTTCCAAGACCTAAAGTTACTTGATTTGGTGTTAAATTTTCTACTACTGAATCTGCAATGATACCTACACTACCAATTGTAATGTTAAGTGAATTACCGGTTACTGAAACACTTACATTATTATCGGGCCCTGATGTAGCAAATGGTAATGCTGATATTGCGTCAAATCCTAAACTCATAAAATTCCTTAAAAGGAGACAGGGGGTATGTGGTGGTGCCCTGCCTCCATCTAAGAATTATATCATCGTTTAAACCAAGAAGGAAGACCTAAATGTGGACGCTTGTCAAACATATTATCTTTTGATCCTGGGGTTTTACGATTGTTATAATGCAGAAAAACTTGTACGCATTCTTTACCTTTAAATTTTTCTCGCCAATGTTCTAACTCACAGCCAGAATAAACTAACATATCTCCTTGTTTAAGATCTACTTTAACGCCTTTTTTACCTGTGGCTCCAGATGGCTCTAGATATATAGGCCAATCATCACCAGCAAGATTCATCGTAGTTGATATCTCACAACTAAATCTATCTTTGTGTCTTTTAAGTTCATCACCTTTTTTATAAATTCTAGCGTAAGTATATGCAGGATATAGTTTTAATCCTGTGGCTTTTTCCATATCTGGTTGACATTTAAGTAATAAAGTCTCCATAGCCATATTAGCATATTGAGAATAGGTATGTGGTATCTGTTCATTTTCTCCTTCATAATATCCTATAATAGTTTCAAATGGAGAAAAATATCTTGAAGCTTTACAAGTATCATAAACTTGTTTTTGCATTAAAAAATAATTTGCAACAAAAGCTGCTAGGTCTTTTGATATTGCTTGACGAATAACTGTATATTTATTTTTTTTAAAACTCATAGTTTATATTTAAAGTTATTCTATTACTTTTATCGGTACAAGATGAACTGGCGTGAGAATGTGCACCATTAAAAATTACGCATTTGTTAATTTCAGGTTTAACTTTTTTTAATGGATTTTTAAAAAATAAAAAACCATTATTAGTATTTATAAAATAAACAGCAGATGTATGTTTAAATTTATAATCAACGTGATAAGCGTGTTTAATAGTTTTAGATGTTTTAGGATATAAATTTAACCTTGCTCTGATTAAAGATTTAATATTAAGACTTTTAATTATATCTGGCATAATTAATTCATAAAAAGGACTATTTATTTTACGATCTAAAAATAAAGAATGTGTAAAATAACCATAACCAGATTCATCAAACTCATTTATTTCTTTTTGTAAATACCAGGGAAAATAACTATTTGATATTTTGTTAATAAAATTTTTTAATTTTTTTTTATTTATAGTATTTTTCTTTATCTTAAACATTTTTAGCCATTTCTTTTGGCACCGCTTGTATATTCCAATGTATAAACCTAAATGGTTCAACACCAAAGTCTACTGCATACTCGTGTTCTAAGTATCCTGGAAATATAATTAATGTTCCTGGTTTTGGTCTAAGATGAAATTGTTCGTGACCTGCCCATACACCTTTTAAGTCTGGTTTCATTTTTAATTTTGTACATCGCGCACCAGTCTTTGGTTCGTGAAATATTGGATAGGATGTTTTATCACTACACTTTAAAAAATAAAAACCCGATACATGTTGGTTCCAATGTATGTGTGCTGAGTGGTGTCCACCACCTTTTTTAGCAAACTCTTGTACCCATAATTCAGAAAACATAGTTGTGTATTGTGACATATCATAACCTTGGTGATCTAAATACTCCCAAGACTTTTGACCAATATAATTTCTAAAATCTAAAAAATCATTGTCAGCTGTAAGTGGTGTTGAATGATAAGATCTTCCAAAGTCACCGTGTTTTTTTATAAATTCTTTTTCTCTTTTACGAGCATCGGTAATATATTTGTTACTTGCTTAACTCTATGCCACACAAAACTAGGAAATACAATAATAGATCCTTTTGGTAATATCTCTTTACATTGTATTCTATGTTTTGATTCGTCTCTCATATGTGGATCATAATTTCTAAAATCAAATTCTAATTCACCACCTTTGTATTCCGAACCGTCTGTTAGCTGACAAGTCATAGATAGTTTTCGAATTCTTCCGTGCTCTGGATTGTTAGGATCTTTTCTGTCATAAGGTTTATCCCAACTATCACAATGCCAATCGTAGTATTGGTTTAATTTATATTTTGTAAATTGACAAGATTCACTTCTTTCCCAGTCAAAATTCCAACCAGCCATTGCATTTGCTTTATGTACATAAGGATGTAATTCTTTGTATATCCAAGTATCATTAAGCCATACCAAATCAGATTTTCTTTTACGCTGCATATTTTTAACTTCATCCTCTTTTAATTTTCTATCACCATAGCCACCTGTTCTAGCCATAACTTCTTTTTGTTGATTAGCGTAAGCTATAACATCATCACAAAATTTAGGTGTAAGCACACCACTAAAATACCAATAATAATTAGATATGTTCATTGAAAATTAGGTCCTTCAAAAAAAATAGTTATGCTTTTTCTTATTCCTTTTATTATAGGTTTTACTCTATGAAGTATGTTAGATTTTAATAATAACATATCTCCACTTTTTGAAAAATTACAAATTGTTTCAGGATTTTCTGATTGAAAAATTTCAAACTCTCCTCCTTCGTATTTTTTTTCTGATATATTTAATAATAAAGTTAACTTAATATCATTTGCAG